TGTCAGAACCAAGAGTATGCTGTACCAGATTCGATAGGGAGTATCTCTCACCGTATTCCTTGTTGAGTATCCTACTCGTATCGATGTATGCTTTGTTATCCAGATACTTCTTGATGCAGTAAATGTCCATTGCGTTTTTTAACACAGGTAGGTCAAAGCCAGCAATGTTGTGACCAAGCAAAGTACCTCCCTTCTCAAGGTGGTCATCCAAATCAAACTTCAATTGTGACAGGGGTTTGATTTCTATATTGCTCTTCTTCAAATCATCCACTGCTTTGTCAATGTATATGGTTCCCTTGTCGCCATCCCATGTGCATACCGTTGACACTTGGAACATGTGGGTATTACCCCAACCACCTATGTCGTGAGACATATTCTTGGTTTCCAAGTCAATTGCTAAAACGCTCATTCTTTGCCCTCATCACCAGACCACAACTCTGCAATCTTACTTTGCTTAGTTTGTTCGGGGTTGGGAGCCTCTATCAAAGTGGCTTTCTTCAAATAAGCAACAATGTACTGACCCTCGTTTATGGTTATCATTGTAGCCAATTCCCAACCGTCAGCACCGTAGGTATTCAGAGATTCTAGGATTACCTTGGGTCCATCACTGGTGTTAAAAACAACATATTTGTTCTCAAATATACTACTCATTACCCTCTGCCTCCTTAAACCGCACATAAGCCCTTCGCCCTATCATCTTTGTCTCAAAATTGTCACCTAAGTCATTGAACCAGCGATAAACCGTGGCTTGTCCCTTGCGACTTTCCTTCCTTACGGAGTCCAGCATTGCGGTTTTGTTTACCCAATCGTCATCTCCCTTGCGAAGTTGCTTGTACGTTTTCTTGAATATCGCTAGGTTTGCCCTGTCCTTCAATCCATTCGCCTGAACTTTCAGTGCCATGTCTAACCAAGAGACTAGTGACTGATAACATTGCCTTACGAGGAATGAAGCCTGTCTTACGTTTCTCTCAGTTACGATGAATCTCTTCGACTTGTCTGTTATACTCGGTGCTTCTGCTATCGCAGAAAGAACTGCCATCCTAATAAGAGTACCATTTAGCCTAGTGATGAAGTTGCTTGCAATCTCAAACACTTCGGGCCTACTGTTGGTAACGTAGTTTCTCATCTTCCATGATTCGTTCTTCAAAGCATCTATGACACCATCACCGAACTTCACTGTGGATAATGGGTCTTCCCCACTCTCCTCATAATGTTCCTTCAATACTTCATACATCTTCACGAAGTTGTTAGCGAACTTAGTGATAGGCAAATCCCTGTTTCGGATAGTGCCTACCTCTTCCAAGATAGCATCACGGAGTTCGTCTTGTATTGTCTGTGGAACCTCACGGATGTAGATAGCACATCTCTGAATCACACCTTTCTCAGCGATAACTCCTGTCAGTGTCTTCGGTATGTATGTAGTAGCGAACAGTGACCTTTGACATCTGCACTCAATGGTATCTCCTTCCTTGAGTTTCTTTGTGATGACCCAATTCTCACCATGTAGAGAATTCATAAAAGTGTTGAGATACATCACTACGTTCTCTTTGTGTTGTGATTGCTTGAACACTCCTGAATACTCAAACTCATCGTATGCGGCTAGTCCTTCGCCTTCCAACGCTCCATCGATTTGAATGGCAACCTGTCTTCTGACCATATTACCGTTCTCATCTTCTTCTTCCTGAATCTCGCTTCCCATAGAACCAACCAGTGCCGCATCAGTAGTATCCTTCACTGAGAATATATCAAACTGCGTACCGTGTTTCTGATTCACTAGGTCAAACGTCAACTTGGACACAGGCCCAAAGAAATCGTATAGGGTGGACTTACCAGTACCGGATGTCTGCATCCATAGGAACTGTATCCTAGTATCATCTATTCTCCTACCATGTGGTATCGCTACCATGTCCTTGCACAACTGTCCTAGTAGCACATAGAACGACATGGCCGAGGGTACAGGATTGTGCAGAGATACCTCTGATGCACTTCTCATGTATGCCTCTACTACCTTCGGTAGAACCGACGCTTGCGTTCTTCTTTGCATCTGAGCAAAAGATGCACTATTCTCCTGTTGCTCAAAATACAATCTGTCTTCTTCATCATTATCATATATTTCCATTCATATCACCTGTTTGTCCTCTGAGTTCAATAACTCATGGATTCTCTCTGCTAACACTTTACCGAACCCATCTAGCATAGCAATCTCCGATGGTGGCGTTTCTCCTATCTCCATGATAGAACCAAACTCATCAATGAGTAGTTTGGCTTTCTTCTCACTTATTCCGGGTATGGTTGTGAGTACATCTAATCTCAAATCAGTAGTGCTGATTCTCTTCTGTTTAATCAGTCTAGGGTTATACACATCCCTAGCGATTGGTTGCATCTTGCAGACTACACAAATCATGTGTGCCGCAGTCTTCGCATCTTTGACCCATAGTATGCTTGAGTCCAAGTCTAGTATTATCTTGCCCATGGCTCCATGGAACTTATTGGATACAGTGTTGAAGTGTCCTTGTCCATATGCCTTGTAGGAATCGAATGCTGACTTGAAATCACCATAGACTATCACCACGTTGTTGTCAAATGCCCTGTCCATGTTGTCTAGTTGGTTCCACAGTCTCTTGTTCATTACGGACTGTAGGAAATCAAACGATGACTTGGCTTCAAAGCATACGTCATTGAATACATAATCACCAATCTCCAACCATTCCTTCTCGTATGGAATGTTCATCTTCGTAGCCTTGTCAATCACATAGGCAGTCAAGTCCGAGTCTTCTCTGCTGTCAATCACCAACTTATTCATCGTGATACCTCCAACACTTTCCCACACAATACCCCTGCGGTATCAATACGTTCTTGCAACCGGGAGCATGATACCCACGATTGACGATGAAATCGACATGGCTCTTCGTTTTAGCCTCATCCCAATCCAGCCATATCTCATCATTACTGGCAATGGTCGTGAGTTCCTTCATTATCCTGTCAGTGATTTGCTTCCTTGAATCCATGTCCACATCACGCACACCAAGACTCAGTAAGTCACGATACCACTGAACTAGATACACCCTAGCATAGTGACTAGGGTTCTCGACAGTAATGGCATTATGCAAACAAGGAAGTATGGGTAGAGTACCTAATGACTCAGGCACTTCTACCTCTACTTCTGATACTGCAACTGGCTTTACCTTCGGCCACCGTATTAGTTCGCTACCAAATCGAAAGCGGCTAATTGGATGTCCGTTATGGTGCTTCTGCGGCATCCAATCTCTAGGATTGACTGGTATACAATATAGACCATCTGTGCTAAGATTCATCGTATTAGGAACCCTACGAAGTCTATTGGTTTGTATGCCAGTTCTATCAAGCGTAGGATAATATTTAGCCAAGTCGGTATAATATCGTTGAACGCTTCGGATATCATCAGCCACCTCACCGTAAGCGATGATGTGAAATCCTTTCCCTGAGAATATCGTGTCGTGCTTGATATCGTTACTGCGGAAGTATTCGTGAACTGCTAAGAAATCCTCATACGCATTCTCAAGAGGCTCATCGTGAGCATCGAAATCTAGGAACATCCTATCGATTACGACAGAGGAATCCACTTTCGCATTGTCAGTGAAATCAGTATAGTCATAGACTGTAGTGTAGCAGTTCATCCTACCGTTGTAGGTGTTGACCCAATCAACGAATTCCTGCTTACTCTTCACTATCTTTCTTTTCATCTGTGGTGCGTTTCTTAGATGACTTCCTGCCCACACTTCCCTTGGGAACCTCATTCTTATCTCCTCCATTAAAATTTACATTTGCATTCAGTAGTTCTTCTTTCAGGTATTGTGCTACCCAGCCTTTCAATGAGTCATGTCTTACTCTGTAGAATAAACCACCAAACGTACTGAGGCCGTGAGCAAAATAATCTCCTGATTCTGCCGCTTCCTTCAACATTTGTTCAATAGGTTCTCCTTCACACATCCTAGCGATGAAACCGTAATCCAGTTCCTTCTCTAAGATATCAGCAAACTCTTTCACAATACCTTCCATGTCTTGCAAGTCTGC